CTACCCCCCCTTGCAAGCGTTGGCCTCAAAGACTGCACGAGCAAACCCGCGCGGCGTAAGGCTTCTCAACTGCTTTGTCTTTGGTGACTTGCCGCCCAGGTAAGCCCAGCCCCAAAACTTACCGATGTGATCCACCGGTTTATGCTCTGGCATCCTGAACCCCCCACCAGCCCAAATACACGTTTTTTTCGTGTACCCGTCACGCCCTGGCATTCGCGGGTGATACTGCTCCTCCTCTCCGGTCATGTAGCCCCCGTACTGGTACGGGTCAAAGTAGTGATCCGGCTTGCGCCATAGGGTAGACATTTTTCCTACTGGGTTTTCTACCATCCACGCCGCGTTATATCGCCTGCCTAGCTCCTCAACCCGCTGCGCGTGGCCGACAACGGCGTTCATTGCAGACTCGGAACGCTCATGTTTTGCGCCTGCCGCCGAAAGCGTGGTGCAATCGGGGAAAGCAAAAATAACATCAGGATCAGGTACGCCCATATCGAGGCGGCGGGCATCAAATCCCCTTTCAATCCAGCAATTTACATAGTGTAAATTTTCATGCTGCATCTTGATTTTATACATACCGTGATTTGCGCCGTCAGCGTTAAAGCAATAAACCTGATGACCAGCTTCCGCCCACGGCAAGCCCATAATCCCCGAACCATCAAAGAGCGACCAAATTACCATTTTCAACCCCCAGGCGAGCGCCGCCGCCGAAAACCTTGTGTATCAGATAGCCTTGCCAGTTCTGGCGGCACTCCTCCGCAACGCTAACCGCTGGGATCAGGTGCGCATCCTTTAGCGCGTAATACAGAACTTTTGCGCCGCGCTCCTCTGGTTCGTAGGAAATAGCGGTTCCATCCTTAATCATGCGGCGGATACCCCAATCGACCTGTTCCGCAGTCATGCCCATTAACTCAGCTATCTGGTGCCGGTTGTTCCCTGGGTTGTCCTCGATAGTCTTGCGGACTAACTGACTACGGGCGCTAGGGATTTCAGGGCGTGGTTTCTTCGCTGTCATCTTTGTAACAGTGCCTCCACGTAGCCTGGCGTTTTTAACTCGCTGCGGATGCCATCCATCAAGTGAGTAGCAACGATCATCTTGTGACCGGTTACGCGCTGATATTCGTGCATGGCGTCAGTGACGCGAGTTAACACGGCGTGGGCGGCTTCTTCCAAATCCCCCTTGTAGTATTCCGGTTCGGGGCATTCTGGCTTGCAGACAACCGCACCAGTGCAAGCGGCGGCACACTTACTTACCTCTGCGGCGGGGGCTGCGGTGATTGTTTCGCGCTCCTTGCGGATTGCAGTCATGTATTCATCAATCACTTGCGGTGACATATCAAACTCACCACGGTGTGCGGCCTGGCAGTGAATTAAGAAATCGCGTTCGGTTCCCGTCATGCCGTGGGACTGAATGCGGCTGCGGAGGGTGTCAGCAATTTTGCGGAGGCTATCGCGCTGCGTTGCCAGCCCAATCACCTCAGCGTTAAGGGCGGCGATTTGGTCGCGGTCAATGCGTTGAGCGGACGCTTTCTTTTCCAGCGCTAACTCTAATTCAGCAATGCGGCGGCGGCCTTTGAATATATTAAACATCGTTGTAATCCTTGTAACCTTCGTTATTCTTTATTGAAAATGACGAATATCTTAATTTAAGGTTTCCAGCTTCATTAAATAATGAAACGGTGTGAATTTTTGGGTGCGGGGCATTATCAAATAACGGCTCTGATTTATAACCCTGGCACCACGTCGCCCTATTTGGCTTTATTCTCCGCTTCATTCGGCACAACCCCCCGCGCGGCTAATTCAGCATCAATTGCCTGATTTGCAAGGCGGTTAGAACGAGCGCTAGTCTCATTCCAGGCGCGTAACTCTACTAATTCTGCTGTAGAGAAATTCTTAATGATGACTTTGAAACTTTCCGGCATTTGCATTTGTGTTAATCCAGTAAGATAACGACATCTAATCCTTTAGATATTATTCAGCGTTAGCGCTAATAGTTCGCGCTCGTCGCCATAGGTTGCCGCAAACGTTTTATAGGCGGCGTGAACTGCTATTTTTTTTGCTACTTTGTCATTGTGGCGATGATGCCCAACACACAAACAAATCACTTCCAACCATCCAGCGCGTTGCGCCGCGCCCTGCCCCTCCCTTATGTGATGAATCTCACCAGGCGTGAACCACTCACCAGACTGGACGTAACAGGCAACACAACCCAATTCCGCCACACGGTTAACGTGTTCACGCTCCGCCTTTTTCATTACGCCACCACCTCAAAGCAGCGAGCCACAGTCTCCGACTCAGCCAGCAACCACAGCTGACCGTAGACCTTTTGGGTGTCGCCCATAGACTGGTTGTGAGCGTAATTTGCAAAGTTAGTTAACTGCTCAGTAGTCGCTGCGGCGCGGAATTGCTTGAAATACGCCACTGCTTTCTTGTTCATTTGCTTGCTGGTTACTTTCATGTTTATTGCTCCTTTTCGTGGATTTTGGGCAATAAAAAGCCCGCACGAGGCGGGCTATAAAATGTAGCTCCAGCGTCGTTTGTTATTTTTGAAGTTCTTTAACTTTCAGTTCACGGCGGGGACTGTATAGAACCCCATCAATTACGATAAAGCCCTTATCTATCCACTGATGCACTTGAGGTGCCAGAACACCCTCGCTTTTGGCAAATGCCGCTTTGTTTCCATCAAAGTATTTTTCAATGTATTCAGTAAGTTTCATTCTTCCTCGTCTCGTTTCGATGGATTTATATTAAGTGTTTTACTTACTATCAGCAAGCATTTTATTAAGTGTTTTACTTATTATTTTGATTCACCATTTTTCACTCCACGCGCTTCACCTCACTGGTGGGGTGAGTGCATTCTGCCAATCCCATCCCAATGACGCTATAGTTAAAATAGTTCTTAATAAACAAGGCGTTAGATGAGTCACACCCACTGTAAGTGACTATTTTACAATAGATATAATCACTATTATTGGCTCTGTTCTTTCATCGCTTTTGCAGCCTTAGCGATGGTGGAGCGGCTAACGCCCAGCGATGCCTCAATCTGGCTGTAAGACTTTCCACCAGCTAACAGCGCCGTTATAACTTCTCGCTTTTTCTCGTCAGTCTGGCGGCCTTTATATTTGCCCTCATCCTTAGCTTTGGTAATTCCTTCTTTTTGGCGACGGCGGCGGTCGGTGTAGTCTTTGCGGGCAATGGCTGCGAGCATGTCCAGCATCATGCCGTTAATGGCTTCCATCATTCGAGCGGTGAACTCGTCTGCTACTGTCATGAACATGTGCGACGTTGGCAAATCAAGCGCCACAATGCGCACGCCTTTTGACGTAATTGCATTTCTGAGTTTTTGCCAATCCTCGGCGTTTAAGCGGCTCAAGCGATCCACCTGCTCAAGCAAAAGAATATCGCCCGCTTGCGTGTTTTCAAGTAGGCGGAAAAGTTCAGGCCGCTGCATTGATGCGCCGCTTTCGTTTTCCACATACCAACCCGCTATACGCACACCATTAGCAGATGCGAATGATTCTAGTGCGCCCCTTGCTCGACTTGCGTCCTGCTCTGATGTCGAAGCTCTCAAATAAGCGTGAATGTAATTTTTCATCACTTTCCTTTGTGTCAGTTCGTTTTAGGTGGTTATGTTCGCACTAGTTCGCTTTAAATACCAGAACAACACTAAAACGAACCGATAGCCATAGTGCGCCAACGGTATACCTATTTCGAACCACTATAAAAACAACAAACCCGCCGAAGCGGGTTATTGGTATTATTCTGTTTCTGTACTCTTAACCTGTCCTTCTGTCAGGTGTCCATGCAATTTTCTATATGCTGTCAGCTCGCGCCTATCAAGATCGCCCATAAACTCAAGATGTCGCACTGTCTCTGTTAGCGTGCGTATTTGAAGTTCCTTCTCAATAAGCCCAAGAGCTAAATTCCCGCCAGCGTTCGCCACAACCTCGCCAGCCTCGGCTAGCATGGCTTTGTGCCTGATGATCTCTGCGAGGTGATTCTTAGCTTTATGCTTCATCACCCCAAATAGAATTACCGCCACATAGAAAAACGGATTACTCAATAAATCTCTTGTCCATTCCATTGTTTGCACACACCATAAGTTCAATTGCGGCAATCCTAACGAGTGGTTATTTTGTGCTCTCGTCTTTTAGTGCGGCGGTCAATCGGCTTTCAAGCTCTGTGACGCGTTTCTCTAACTGCCATATGCGGTGGCGGTGTTTGTGGTCGACCTCATTTACTCGCGCGGTGGATGATAGCAGTCTCCACGCCCCCCATACTCCGGTATTGGTGTAACATCTTAGCCCTATATCGGCGCTGGTACTGATTGCTATCTGCTGCAACCATGCGCTGGTGCTACCACCCCCTGTGTATGCGTCTATATACCTTCCTGCGTCCGCATATCCGTTATCTCCATTGGATGCGATAGTTAGCACGGTTCCGTACCCCCCCACCGCCGCGCTGCCTGTTGTGCCCGAATTGTACGAACCCCACCCCCAGGCGGCGCGGTCTATATTCGGAGTCCCTAGCCGAGAAGTCACGCATACGTTCCACTGACTGTACCGATTGCCCTTATCCTTTAGGTCAAACGAACCGTACTCAATCGTTATCTTCCCGCGCCCGCTTGTGCCATTAGCGCCACCCTCCGCATAAAATCTGACATCAAAATCGTTACCCGCCGTTGGTGCGTGAAAGTCGATAAACGAACCTGCGGAGTTTGAATTAACCTCAACATATGGGCTTGTTGGCGTTTTTTTGGCTAACTGGGTCACGTCTGTGGTTATCAGTATTCTGTCGATTACTAGATTGCCGCTTTCATCTACGTGCTGCGCTTGCACCGCTTGCCAGATAGACACGAGAACCGCCTGGCTTTGCTGGATTTTGGTTAGCTCCTCTTGCACCAGAATAGCCACCTCATGAAGCGAGCCAGGCACGTTAATTTGTGGTGCCTGGTAAAGCATGGGTGATGTTGCATTTACCTGGCTAGGCGCGGCAGCGGCGGCACGGGAGGCGGCGTCACTCTTTTGTTTTTGCTTACTTAGCTCTGGGTTCATTCGCCGTTATCCTCAAAATAGATAGTCAGCTTTGAAGGGATTGAACCAAAGCCATTAAAACCCATGCGGTAGCCGTGAATATTTCCATCCACCAGCCAGGTTAACCGGCGCTGCGTGGCTAGAGACTCAATTGCCTGCTTATCCCAGACGTAGCCGGCCCCCTCTGTTTCAGCGCCAGCAACCGCTATTTCTAGCCGATCCGAGCCGGTGCCTGTCATTTCCGTACGCGTAACCAGTGAACGAGCGCCATCGCCCAAATCAAGCCCGCGCCTTTCAATGAAGCATTGCAGCGGCTGTGATTGCATCGCCCAGACTCCCGCTCTGTATACGTGCCGGTATTCCACATCGCCAGTATTCAGGTAATAAACACCACCAGCGGCACACAATCCGATCATTGTCCCTTGCGCGATGTGTAGCCCCGCACCTCCCCATTCCTGCCCCGCGTCATCCCATGCGCCAGGCGCTAAATCCCATGACGAACCGGCGACGGATGAATCGGGGGCTATGGGGGCAAATACAGCCTCATTGATGTAAGGTAGGCTTTTGCGGCTCCATGTGTTTGTAATGTAATTGAACGTCAGACATTGAGTTTTTGCGCAGTCGTCGGCCTCCTGATCATCGCCTTTGGTCATTACCCATATTTCGTTAAGCTCTGGATAGTTCACCAGGCGGATAGCCCCAAGGCGCGGCGTACTAACAATCTCGTTTAGCCAATCTCTACAGACGCCCTCTGCGACACTCTCCCATCGAACGGCATCATGCCGCACAAAATCGGAGCCGGTGAAAACGTAGTTGTAGCCTTTAGCGTTAACGACACAGCCCAGATCCAAAACGCCGCAGTCGGAATAAACCTGCTTTGTAACGAACGGGGCGTTAGCGTTGCCGGACGGCGTAACGCTGAATGTTTCGCGCTCGCTGTACACAAACAACGTGCCACCATTGTTGCATGCGTCGATTAGCTGCGTATCGCTGGCTAAATCCATCCAACCGGCATAACCGTCAATGACGGCGGCTGCGGCTTCCTCTGGAATGCGATTAAGCGCGGTATCATCCCAGTTAATGGGAAAGGCGTTTTGTTGTGTGAAGCCAGACCAACGCAGGCGGGTAGGGTATGGCAAATCAACGCCCCCGCTACTTTCCTCGCTTGTGTTCATCATGATTAGGCGGTTGCCGAAACTAATCAGCTTCTTACATGACCATCGGCGGGTATCAACAATCTGGTCGCCTCCGGTCTGTTCGCCCCACCCAGGCAGTGTGCTAACCCCTTCCCAATCGTACTGTTTGCCATACGGCTGGAATCCCTGCGCCCCAAAGAACGGACAGTTGTTTATCTGCCCTTTGTATGCGCTCCATTTTGATGATGAAGGCCAATCGGGGATCGTAGTCAGGCCGGTAAAGTCTGGAATGCTCATGTTTTGGCTGTATATCGCCATCGCGCCAGGCTCCCAGCTTTCACCCAGGAAAAATACCAGGCGAGCGCCGTCGCTGAAGCCATCATAAATAATCGACTGTGCCAGGAACATGGGGCGCGTTTCCGCCACCCCTTCCACCATCCATGTGTAGTACGGCTCGTATTGGTTACCCAGCCCCTGCTCAACTTCACGTCCGGCGAACCGGACGTTAAGCGCATCAGTGACGGCATTTATTGGCATATCAGCGGGGTCAGCGTCATACATCAACCCCGCTTTACCTAAGCCACTAATAGTAAGTTTTGGCATTATGCGGTGCGCTCCCACACATAAATCCCATGGTGCGGGCTAACCATTTTATTGCCAGTAACGGCGTCGTTTGTGCCAATCGTCACTTTGCCCGCAGGTGTGTGACCGCCCGCGGATGAAGTTGCTTTGGTCTGGTCGCCGTAGGTGCTCGCGCCGCCACCTTCGGTGCTCGTGTCATTGTTTGCCACCAAGCCCGACACCGTGTGCTCATGATCTGGCACTGCGTCCATTGTTAGGTTTAATGTCGTGGTTACAATATGGCTATTGTGGACGCGCCAAGTACCTGGGTTAGCCCCCTTGTTAATCGTGTGACTCATGCCTGACCCATCCGCCAAGGTGCCAATGCCTGCAACCATACCTACCACCGGAGTCCACGTACCAAACCCCAGCCAATCCACTGGATTTCCTGATTTTTTAGTCGTCAGGACGTGACCCACTGGCATAAGATGATTTATAACCGTTTGCCAGTTAACAGCCAGCAGTTGATTGGCGAGCATTTGCGCGGGCGTACCGGCAAGAATCTCTATCGCGGCATGATTGAGGGCGATATCTGGGTTGTATATGCGCCAAGTTGCCATCGTTCCCGCCGCCGTGTCAGGCGCTTGATAAATCATCCCTTGCGTGAGCTGGTTTAGTTGAGCTGCCGTGCCGGTAACCGCCTCGGTAATTGCTGGAAAGGTATTTTGTAGTACCTGCTTAATAACGCGGATATGGTCATCGCCAGCACTTAACGGGTCTGCGCCGGTAGGCCATTCTGGGACTAATGTATCTATATAAAGCGGGGTTTCTAACGGCATTATCTGGCCTCCAGTTTTGCTAATCGCCTATCAAGTTCCTCGCCAAACTGCTCTTGTAGCGCACCCTCTTTGGATTGTTCCGCAAGCTCTTTTTTTATCGCGGCGGTTTCTTGCACCAGCAAATCAACGTCATCACCAATATCTGCTATCTGCTGCTTATAGCCGCCAACGTTCACGGCGATTGCAATAACGGTGCCCAACAAACCGCCACCAATAAGGCGCAAAACGGTGTCAGAATTTGCGGACTGATTCGCCATACGCCACCCCCGATCCAGATTTGAACTTGTCAAAGGCGGCATTGATGTTTGCTATCTCTGCATCAGCCAGGGATTGATAACCGTTAGCGCCTTTGGTGTCTTTGGTGAATACAGACAAAAACACCAGGCTTTGCCATAGCAGGGCGTTTTCGGCGTGGTCGGTGTATGCGTTGGTCTGGACGGTACCCGATAGGCGCGGGGGCTTTTGATAGCCGGTCACGATTATTTGAGCCGGTGCCACCAGCTCAATGTTGTTCCCGTTAATGGCGTACACGTTGGATGAATTGAAATCTGCAATGCGGCGGCGTAGTACGGTGTCGTAAGGCACCAGGCTAGAAACAAGGCCACCAATAACAACCGTTTCAATTTCCATTACGTCGAGGGAAATACTTAGCCCTGCTGCGTCGTGGGTCGTTGTTTGCGTCATTAGTGGAATACGCATTTCGCCGTCTAAGCGGGTCTGGGCTGCTGCGATGAACATCGGGATCGCTGCAATCGTTTTGGTGTCGGTGCGGTTTGCAAATCCTTTTACCGCCTCCACCAGCTTTGTGTAAGTTGTGCTCATGGTCTATTCCAAAGTCCGAGCCATAAATTAGGCCAGCTTTCGCCAGCCCATGGATTAAGCGTATTTCAGCGTCTTTTTTTCATCACGCAGCACATTGCAGATTCGGCGGATAACCTCCCCTTCTGGCGTGTCTGGTGTCGGGCGGCCTGTTAACACCAGCACGATGTAATCAATAATTTTGCCCTGTGCCTCAGGTTGAAGCGCGTCCCATTCTGGCTGTGGCTCCTTGTCCATAGCCTCGCGTAACGCGGTTACACCTGCGTAGCAAATCTGCGCAATGGTAGTCACGGCAAAAACTGCCTTTGTAGTCATTTGAATAGCTCCGCAATAAAAAAACCGCCCGTCATGAGGCGGCTTTGGGGTTATTTTTTCTTAGTGTTTTTTGGCTTTTCAGCCTGGTTAATCGCTTTTACCGGCTGGTAGTGGCTAGGTATTGCCGCCAACGCTGCCGCTGCTGGGGTGACGGTTAGCGCTGTTCCGCCTGATACCGTATTTCCCAAGCTATCCGTTACTGACAAGTTAACTGCGTAATCACCCGCCGCCGTTGGTGTTCCACTAATCGCGCCTGTTGCTGCGTCGATAGTTAAACCCAATGCGCCGCCCGATGCCGTCATGCTCCATACCTTTGTGTATGTGCCGTCGTCTGCATCCATCAGCGTGGCTGTTGCCGTCGCTGAGTAGGCGGTATCGACCGTCGCACCTGTCAGGGGTGCTACGGTCACGGTGTTAATTACGCTGCCGCGAAAGGGGCGATAACTGCGGATGCCCACGGGTTGCGGTGGCGTAAGCCAATATCGACCATAAACACGACTTTTTTGTAATCGCCGGTTTTGGCTACCGGTACGGTTTCCGGTGCGCGGAACATTACCGCTTCCCAATCTTTGCTGTTAAACAGGTAAACGGTATCGGCTGGCATGTGGCGGTTGTAGACAACACGGACGGTTTGACCCAGGGCATCAGTGATGGTGTTTACTTCAACGCTCAATTCAGCGGTATTTTCGAAGATACGAACGCGAGCGCCGCCAGCTTCCTGCGCGTCAGAAATCACATCTTTCATGGTTTCAGAGCACATCAGGACTTCTGGCTTGCCGCCTGTAGTCCACAATGCCGCCATACCTGCAAAGATGTCGGTCATCTGTGGCTTGCCAGCGGCTGCGGCGATGATATAGGTAGCGGTGCCGGTCAGCGGGTCGCCGATGCGGGTTGTGCCGCCGTCAATGGTGGACACTTGCGAAGCAAAACCACCCAAGCGGCGTGGGGTTGCTGGCTTAACTTCGGCCTGTGTTTTTGTGGTGCTCAGAAATGCGTTTTCTATGTCGCGTTTCAGTTCGGATGCTTTCTTGTGTGATTGGTGATCGGATTCGGTGCCGCGCCCCCAAGCCGCTTGCGCGTCAGCGTCGCCGGTAACTTTAACGGCCTTACCCATTTTCTGGGTGTGACCAACCATCGGAATGGTTTCGGCGAAAGTATCGTCAAGTTCAGCGAACTCGAAGGATTCCATTAACGCGTTATTCGGGTCTACTGGCGCATCGCTGTCGCACTGCCATTCGAATTTAGATTGCGTGGCGGTTGTCTTGCCGATCATCGCCTGAAATGGGAAGTCTTGCGGGGAAATGTTCGAAATCCACTCTGCGAATGAATCCTTAACACCATTTAATTCATAAGAATTTAAAGCTGGCATGTCGTTTAACCTTCATGGTTAATACTGCGTTTGCGCAATCCTTGCGCCGATATTGGTTTTCTCTTTTTTAGTAGACACTAAAACTGCGGAACTTCTGAAACGCGCGTGAGCGCAGAAAGCATTAATTGCTAATTTGCAGACGCCAAATCATCAATGAGAGCCTCCACATCAGGCGCAAGCTCTGGATACTCCTCCGCTACCATCCACGCCCTGATAAGTGCCTCAGCAAGTGGAGAGCGATTTTGCAGCCGGTTTGCAATATCCACCAGCGCCCTGGCTCCCTGCGGGTTAGTCAGAAAGCGAGCGGATAAATTAGCGAACGCCATCGAGACGGGTAATGATGTGCCGCCCGATGCCAGCGCCGTCATGCCCTGCATCATGTTGGCTGCGTTGAGGTGTACGCCAGTGTTAGAGAAGTTAGCCGCCCTGCCTAGGTCTTTTAGTCGTGAGCTAATCAGGGCAAGCGCTTCGAGATCATCGGCGTGTTGCCCGTCAATCAAGCCCAGGATACCCGACGCTTTCAGCTTGTTGTAATTGGTCATAAACGACGCGGCGCTAAATTTCTGCCCTGCGTTACCCGCTTGTCCTGCGGCTTCCAGACCGGCGCGGCGTATCAGTTCCGCTGTGACCTGGTTTTGTATGCGCTGCGGCATAACCGTCAGCACTGCGCGGAGGTTATCGAGATTGCCCAGCGTCAGCGCGTTTTGTGGTGAGCCAAATAACCGGCTATACAGCGCCATGCCATCATCGCCACGGTTAAACGCCACGCCCAGCGATGCGAGATCATCCATGCGCTTACCCCAGGCCTTGTTAGCTTCGTTGTAGGCTCCCTGTACCCCAAACGGGGAATTATTCGAACGCAAACCGCTTTGAATGTCATCTTCCAGAGCGCGAGCGATGCGCCCCAGTTCCGCATCACTGGCCTGTTTCAAGCCCTTACCTGGGTTTACCTGCATATTTCGGATAGCGGCTTTCAGCTTGATTGCGCCGTCAAGCGTCACGCCCTTACCGGCTTGTTCCCTGATGCCCTTAACAAGCGTGGAAATGTCGCCAGATTGCAAAATTGCTTTTAACCCTGGGTTATCCTCCACCACCATTTCTATGGCTTTTAACGTCTTTAACGTTTCAGTCATGCGGATACGGTATTTACCAGCCCTACTGATAGCAACCTCAAAATACTTTTGAGCATTCTGACTTGTCTTTGTGGCAAACGATCCATAAGCGGCGGCTAGTTCATCGCCCAGGGCTACCGGCTCCAGCGTTGGCGCTACGCCGTAAAGGTTATCCCCCTCCCGCTTGCCCACTGCCATTGCCCTGGTTAGGCGGTCGGTAAACTCATTGAGCGCGTCGTTATTTTGCTCGTTTAACTTAGCCATAATGCCGGATGATCCGAGCGTGTTTTCAAGATGCTTTTCAGTGGTGCGCGCGATAGCGCCATTGGTCAGCATTGCGCGGGTTGGTTGTACGCCGGTACGCGTTGCGGCTTCCAGCACTTGCCCTTCCTGATTTCCGCGCAAGATGCCTTTCAGGGTTGTTCCCAGCCCTGGCAAAATGGCGTTTAGCGCCATGTTTCCGGCGGTATCTATGGCAGTGGTTCGAAGGTCAACATCTGCGTTTGTAAGTAGCTGCGCCCCAACCGAGCTAGCAAAGCCATCAGCCGCCCATTGCCCAGCACGGCTACGCACGGCCATTGTAACCGGCCTCGCTATAGCCGAACCCGCAAAGCCACCAACACCACCCAGCACCAGCCCTGGTATCACATCGGCGGCAACTTTCCCCGCCGCCGTCTCTGGCGCGTACTCTTTTAGGGTTTCAGTGGCTGGCGCGTCATACCACCCCTGGCCGCCGACCTTCCCCAGCGCTGCGGCTTCTGTGGCGATGGGGTTGATTGACTTTGCCCAATCCGACATTTTCGCGGAAGCGGTAACGCCAATTCGCCCCAACTCCTCCATGATATTACCTGCAGACAAATCAAAGCCTTTCTCCTCCGCCACAAATTCATCAATGGCTTGAGCTATGGCTTCATCACTGATTCCGTCAGGGAAAACGAGTGTCGCCCCATCAACTTTTACACGTACCGCCATTAGTCACGCTCCACGGTGTAAGTGGTGCCGGTTGAGGATGTTTTTGTTTCGGCGGCTGGCTTGCTGGTTTCCGCTGGCGCTTTCGCCCCCTCTGGCATGTCCCAATCCATCATCACGGCGTTATTGTCTGCACGTTCCAGTGCACCAATAATCGCGGTTTGAATGTACCCCAATTGTCCGCGTAACTCAGTCTCGTCAAGTCGTGGGTCAAGACTTGCCACCACAGATTGTAATTTGTCCCCCTCTGCGGCGGTTAGTGCGCCCATACCGCGTAATGCCTGGACGTTGCGCAGAAACTCCTGGGATTGCAAGGATGTAATCTGCTCGCGGATATGCTGCCCGCCGCCACCCATGTGCGCCCATGCCGGAAGCTGCCCAGCTAGCGCTCCGGTGCCATCCGATACATCCAGCGCCAATAAGCCTGTTACCTGATCCAGATTGCGGACAAGCGAGGCGCGAGCGCCAGCGTAGCCGCTGTTCCCTTCCTGCCATTCCTGCACTTGCTTAATACGTGCTCCAGTTGGTGCCTTGCCGGTTGTCGGGTCTACTCCGTTTTGCAGAATGGCCTGAGCAATCTGGCGTGGTGACTTATCGGCGGCACCGGCTGCGGTTTGCTGCGCTCGCAGTTGCGCTGTAAGTTGCTGGCGGCGCAGGTCTAACCCCGCGCGTCGAACTGTCATGCTCGCGTTTTGAAATGCCTGGCGCTGGCTGCGGTTTGCGGCCTGGTTATATTCGCGGGATCGTAACGACTCCTCGCGGTAATCGGCGTTTTCATCAAAGCGGCGCTGGCCTTCAACAAAATTGCGGTCTCCGGTTCGGACTTGCTCTTTAAACCGGCTGGCATCGAGCATGTCGTCACGCTCCTGATTTAACAGGGTTTGATTGCCGGTTTTGTAGTAGTCCATTATCGCCGCGTTTGAATAGCCGTCTTTTTGCATTTGCGGAACGTATTCGGAGCGCTGGCGCAATGAGTGACCATAGTCATGAATGGCAATAGAACCCATCAGACCGCCAGCAATGGCGCTGCCCAAGTCTTTGGTTGTCAGGCCAACAATTAGCGCGGTCATAAACGAGCCTGTCCACATCTGCTTATTGATTTCTTTCACCGATGGCGGATTGACCAGCTTCCCAGATTGTGCGGCTTGCTCCCATAACTCTGGTTTGTCGTAAATCTGCGGCGGTGCGGTACTCTGCCCTGGTAACAGCGCCAGTGGGGTAGCGGCTTCAGCGCTTACGGCGGCGTCTTGCGTTTGTAATTGGTTATCCAGCTGCGTTGTCATCCTGCCACCTTCGCTGTTTTGGTTGTTTTCTCGATAGCCTGTTCAAAGCTGGCGGCGGCTTTGGCTGCACCGGTTGGTGCGCCCTCCTTCCATGCTTCATCGAACGTATCAAGCGCAAATTGGTAGGCCAATTCTTTGGCGCGTTGCGTGGTGATTTCACCGGAAACAGCCTGGCGGATTATCTCCTGTAGCGTTTCGTCGAGGTTTGCCGCCTTGTAAGCAAACGCGGGGAAAGATTCGGTTAAACGCTCAGGTGACATTGAACCCTGAATGTTTTTTATGTGGCTTTGTTGGTATGCCGGTTCGGGGCTTTTAACCCACGTCACATCGTCTGTATTCGGGTTGTATTCCGGCCTGAATCCTTCCTGCATAGCCCATTCACGTTTAGCGGGTGACAACAAAACATCCGTAGACGGCTGCGGGGAAATACGGGCGACCATCTGATCATAACGGGCAGTGATATTGTTAAAGCGTTCCTGCATTTTCAAAATAGGTCGCTCCACTTGTTAATATCATCCAGCGGATTGTTATTTGCAGATTTACCAATCATGTCGGGAACCTGCATAGCAGACGCAGCGGAACCGCCACCCATACCACCAGCACCTTTAGCGCTACCAGCGGACGGCGCGGAACGTGAGCCACCCTTGCTGTGGGTCATGCCTAAAATCTGCGGCAATGCCTGGCGTAATGCGGTATCTACCCAGTTTTCATCTGGAAGGTTTGCGGCGGTTGCATCGACGGCGGTCATGCCGCCCCCGCCCTGCCCTGGAGTTAGTGGGACTGCTTCGCCTACTGCGCTTGCTGCGATGGTTTCACCGCCAAACCACGATATAACACCCATTAGAACCACCCCGTGTCACTGCTTACGCTGCTTTCGCTGCTGGATTCAGTCTTGAGGCCAGCGCCAGGCATAGTGACCGCCATAAGCGCCGCCATATCAATCCACTCCATGTTCCCGTTAATCATGTCGTTTTTGCGGTCGTTGTTGATGTTTTCCTGATTGAACATCTGCTCAAACAATCCGGCGTTAAACATGTTTTTGGTGCCGCTGGAAACCATGCCGCCGCCAGCTTTGAACATGTCGCCCCCCACGCCCAGAAGATCGGAATTAATACCGGCGTAGGTGCTCAGCGCGTCAGTAGTCAGGCCAATGGCACTGGACAATACACCGGCTTGCATTTCTGCAATCCCCTGCGTCATAGCGTTGGCACCGGATGCCATAACCGCGTTGGTTGTCATTTCCGCGTTGCTGCTGTTAGTTACCGCCGTGTTGCTCATAGTGCTTTGAGCGGCACCGCCGAAAGCCCCCGCCATGTCTGCGTATACGTCGTCCTGAATGGCTGCGGCTTGATTCTCCATTGCTGGAGCCATTGCACCCATGATGCCGGACACACCGTTAGTAAAGGCGGCTTTCGTGCCGCCGCCTAACATGCGCTGCATATTAGCGATTGAGTCGCTAACCAGCCCCGCGCCTCCCTGCATAATGCTTTTGCCAGCGTCAATGGATGCGCCGGATTTGTAGGCATCAAGGGCTTGCTTTTGTGCGTCTGTCAGGTCTGCGACGCCCGATTCGATGTAATCAATACCTGGGTTTGACTCGATGAAATCAATCATCACGGGGCTTAGGTATTCAAAGAGCCAGCTTTCCGAGGTGCTGCTACTGCTATTGGTGCTGTCCTTTGACGAGCCTTTGAATAGCGCCATTAATTACCACCCCAGATATTTTTCTTCATCCAGTCAGAAGATCCCATGTTTGCGCCTTTAGCTGGCGCTGGGGCTTGCTGGCGCTGCTGCGGGGTCTTAGTCACTTTGCGGACTTTATCTTGTAGCTTTGCAGCGGCGGCGGCTTTCTGGCTGCGCAGTTCGTAGGCATCACGCAAGATTTCCATAAAAGCCGGTGACACGTTATCCGCAAAGGCTTCCATGCTCATTACGCCTTTGACGACGCTTTGCGCCTGGTTCATCTGCTCCACTGTCCAACCCTGTTTTACCAGGTTGGTGGCGGTTTGGCTGGCGTTGTGGCGGCGGGCGTTATTCAGTGCCTCAGTGCGTTGGGCGTCTACCTGCTTTCCGGCTTCCTCCAGCATGCCCTTGCGCGTCTCTGCCATCTGTAACGATTGGTGGGCGCGTTGGTAATCAGCGGCGTTAAGCTGCCCAGAGTTAAGCGCGGTGCGTAGCTCCTGAATTTGCTTGTCGGTTTCCGTCACTGCCATGGCCTGGAAACGTGCGGCGTGGTCGCCGAATGACTTGATGTTTTGCACCAGCGGAGTGATGGACGTGTTAAAGCGCGTGAAAGTCTCCTGATGTTTCAGGGCTTCGCTGATTTGGTCTGCGGTGAACTTGCCGCCGTTGAACTCCCATTCGTCAGCGCCTGATTCAGCGCCTGGCGCAGTCTCGATGCCATCGAGGGGTGCGGGGTTGCCGTCATCTTCTGTGACTGCAAGTGATGCGTCTCCGCTGATTTCTGGGCTTTGGTTATCTTTCGGCGCTGCGTCATCTGGGAAAAAGATAGAACTAGGCTGGAATCCGGTAGGTGTGCGGGGTGTAGTCGTGACATCTGACATTTAAAACCTCATGTTTTAGGGGGGTAATGGCGCTATCCTTGCGCCGTCTTTTTTAGTGCATCATTTACGCGGGGGTTTTGTCACTCTCCGAGGGGTTGGGCTGCGCACGATTTGCTAATTCGGCGGCATCCAGTAACGCCTCTTTTTCCGATTTGTCAGCGTCCAGAACCAAACGAGCCTTATCAATATCAATGCCTTGCATAATTTCCTCAATCTGTGCCAGGGCTTTAGCGGCCTCGTTAAACAGTTTTTGAGTTGTACCGGCTTGTTCTTCGACTTTGCCCTCTGCCAGTTTGGTTGTGGCGATGGCGTGGCGTAACTGACACGCAGCCATAACCGCTTGTAGTTTCTTCTGAAACTCTGATGGTTTCGGCATTTCAGACGGCGGCGTTAGGTAGCGGGTAATGTCTTCATCGTTGGTTACGGCGCGGAGAAAATCGGCGTAGATGTTGTAAACATTTTCCGGCTGGAAGTTATCCGGCAAGGTACCTTTCTGGGCTGCGTCCTGGTACACGGTCAGGATATTGGCAGCGGCCTGTGCGCGGTCAGCGGCTGATTTAATGTCTACCTTTAGCCCGATATCGTCACGTAACATCTTGAATGGTATCTTCACACCCTCAACGTCGAGCACGTTGCCCATTTCCTGCAATACCATTAAGAAAACGCCGTAAGCGGGTTTTATAAATGTTTCCGCAAATACTTTTGCGATCTGGTTTTCGTTGATTTCCTCTTTGGCCTGAGTCAGCGCGATGGCGATCCCCGATTGATTGGTTTTGCTCATGGCTTGCGCTTGCCCTGCGGAACCCTGGCGGACACGTTCGGCGTCCTGATTCAGCTCCTGGTTAAGCATCTGCATGGCTTGCGGCACGTCAGACGTTGGAATACGGCTAATTGCGCCCTTCTGTTTCACCACATACACGCGCCCAGGTTCGCTACGGTCATTCAGTGCGGCGCGAGCTTCTGACGTTAAAAGCGAGTCAGTTACTTCCATGTCAGGGTAAGCGGCAAAGTCTGCGGAGCGCTGAATAGCTCGACGGGCGCGGGTTGTTCCTTCCTGTGCGGACTTACAAAAATCATAAAGGCTCTCACCGTGGGCGCTGTTTGGTACGGCACTCATTGCACCCCAAATTAACGGACAGTAGCCTACAGCCTCATGGCTGATGTATTCCGTACTGGTCGTGATGACGTGCCAAAGGTTCTCGTCTGCGGAGTTGTAGCAGCCGCGCCAGTAGTGGTGATACACGGTGATCAGGTCATTCATGGTGTCCAGGGTTGATTGCTCCAAATCCCTGCGCCCTTCGGCGTTCATGTCGCCAACAACCAACATGGATGTGTCCAGGCTGCGCCCTGCGTTGGTATCCTCAACCGCACCAGCCTCTACCGCTGATTTCTTATAGCCGCGTTTGTACGCTTCCGCGTTGGTGATTTCCTCTGCGTAGGCGCTGTAGATTGAGTCCTGCGGGTTGGTTGCCTTTGGGTGCAGGAAGAAGTTTTTAAACTCAATCAGTGAGATGACGGGGAATTTAACCTCCCGCTTGCCCTGCATCCATCCAGACACTGTAGCCACCCCGTCAATGTCCTCGAATGATAACTCCGACTCCACGCTGTAACCGGCTGTGGTGATTATCTTTTGTTGAATCAGTGCGGCTTCCGCTGGGTCTTTGTCAAAGGTGATCTTGTCAGTGGTGTAGGTCTTGCTGTCGTAGCCAACTAATCCGGCCTGGTTGCCAGTAATCAGGCACTGTTTAAGCGCCAGATAAATAATCATGTCCCAGCCATTTACCGCCAGTGCTGCGGCGTGGACTGCCTTTGTCACGGCGGCGGCTAGCTTGTTCTCACCTTTGGTGTCGTTGGAAAACGCAACGGGTGATTTCTGGCTATCGGTAAACATGGCGACGAGTGACGGGTGAATGGTTTCGAACGCTTCCCACATCACGTTACGCGCGGCGACGTCACCAGGCATCATGACGGCTGGCAGTTCGCCACGGTAAAAGCCCCACGCTTGCGTAAAGCGTTCGGCTAGCGCGTCTTGTCTCAGCTTCGCGGCATCCTTGTGGCGTTGCATTTCTTTGTACAGGTCGGTTGTATTCACTTAGAAAAAGCTCCCATTGCTTTGGTGTAGTCGTTTCGCCTTGCGTAGTTCTGCATGGTTCGGACGTTGATTCGTGCCGATGCCATTGATTCCCCGTCATCCCTTACGCGGATTGCAGCAATTCGCATTGCGTCCATAAAGTGGTTGTTTTTGTCGATTGGTACTGTTTTTTGACCTTTGCTAACCCATTGATAACCACGCCTTTCCTTGAGTGTTTGCGTACATGTTGTGAATATTTTCAATTGTCCCAGGCGGAACATTTCAACCACCAGCCCGATGGATGCGGAGAGCGAGTTACGCACCTTTGCCATTGGTGCCAGGTCGGGTGGAATCTCAAATACCTGCGGGTGAACGTTAGCGCCCAGTGCCTCCATGGTTTCCATTCGCGTGGCGTTGGTTCCGGCTTCCGCGTTGCCGATAGCGTTGCGCCCATCGTGGGGCGACTTCATGACAATGCCAGGGTATCCCAACGGCTCAAAGTCTGCGTTGTTGGTCAGCCTATCCCAATTGTCAGGCGCTTGACCGGTGACTTTGGCGGCTAGGTAGTGCTCCATGTGGGCGTTGGCGTACACGTCACGATCCATGACGCTTGACCATTCTTGAAACACGTAAGCGGTGCCGGTATCAGGGTTTTGGGCTATCGAAAGAATAATTGACGGGTCAGCCCTGCCAGAGCCGCCATAGTCCAGACCGGCTAACACCTTCCAGTGAGCGGGGATCTCAAACGGGATGCAAGTTACATCGTCGTCAGCGAACGGATAGACGGCACCCACGCCAGCGACGGGAATGCCCTTTGAACGCATATCACGCTCATGGTAGGGAAATGCCGCTAACACTTGCTCGCGGCGTTCGGGTGTCAGGTGCGGGGCGTCATCCCAGGTAGCGGTTTGAAAATGGACGTGTGGGCTGTCACTTTCCGCGCATTGTGTCCAAAGGTCTGTAGCTCCCTTTTCGGGTGTTGCGGTGATAGCAACCATGCCGCCGGTGTTAAGAGTTCGTGCCGCAAAGATGCCGGATAACTCAAGTTCGTTAGCGGGTTGTTCATCAAGCCAAATATATAAAACTTTCTGGCCGTGCAAAGTGGTTGTGTCTTGAGTGCTTGCATAGAAATACAGTTCAACATACCCGCCGCCTATGTGTTCAATTGATACTGATTTGACGATCTCCCCATCCCGTATGACTGACTCGATCCGAATCATTTCGCGCGGGATTAATCCACTACCGATTTCGCTTGCTTTCTTCGCGTTATCAGTGCCTATCAGGTAGCTCTGTAAAACCTTGCGGGTTGATTCCAGGCTCACGCCCATAGCCCACATGGTTTCCTTGTCGATCACATCGAAGCGGCGACCAGGCCACCAATCTGGATATAAGCCCGTCGAGTGATAAGCCATTTCGACTGCTGCTCCAAACGTCTTGCCTATCTGGTTTGCTGCGGACAAGTAGCGGAGCGTGGCGTGAATACCTGACCAGTACCACTCACGCTGGAATTGGTGCGGTTGGAAGTTGTCCAGCTTGTAATAACGGTTGTAGCGTCGGGCTGCTGCGATTAGCTTCGCATTCCTGCGCATACATTCGAATCCAGCCTCGCATACAGCCAGCGCAAGCGCCCTGGTTTCATTCCGCTGCGTTAGCGTTGTGCGAGCCATTACGCTGCGCCCCGCTGCAATTGCTTACGGATTGCTTCCAATTCGTCATCGCTCAAATCGTCCACAGTTTCTGGCGGTTCAGCTTCAAAGGTGCGGGTGAGCGGAGCACTTGAGATTTTGAACCACAGGTTAGCCAATGATGCGTAAGCAGAATCCTTTAGCTTTGGATCGGATAGACGCAACTCCAGGCCAGCCAGAACGCGTGACCGGTTAGCCAGAATAATGGCAACGTCATTGGATTGGTTTATTGCAGCGGTGGCGTTGGCGTAAGACACCTCCGCTTCGGCTAGCTCTTTGAAATGGTGAGCGCCAGCCTTTTGGCCTGGCTTGATAATTTTCAGCGCTCGCATTCTGGCAATGACTGCCTTTTCCGTTGCGGTTAGTGCGCTTGCTACATACTCGTCGAGATCGGCATCCGATGTTAACCGTAGCACTTTCGACGCTTTGAGCTTCTTGCTCATGCTTGCCGTTCCGTTGTTGCGATTAAAAAACGTCCTGTTTTTTATCTGGGGGTTAATGTTGGCAGGGGTTGTAGTGCCGCCTGGTCAAGAAATCGGTGAAGTAGGAGAATAGTTCCCCCCTACCCCATACACTCGCCTTGTCGAAGGTTCCCGTATATTGTCCGCGTGGGTGAGTACCCCTTGCGGTACTTGCATCTAATTCGGGGCTGCTCTACCCCTGCCCAGGCCTGCATTCTCTACGGCGGAACTCTGCGAACTCAATCACTCTCACACCGTAGCGGTATCGCCTGCTGGTTTTGGCGTTCCACATGTAACCAGTTCCCTTATCCGCTCCTTGTCGAATCCCTCACGGGCAACGCTTCGGCGGACTCTACCCGCAGTTAGTTAGACGGGCAGCAAGCCAAATCCTTGGCTCTTTTTTAGTAAACACAGAATATTGGCGAGGCGAAAAGGGGCGTTTTGTGCGATGGAATCAGGCGGAAACGGATGTAATTAAACGGAATGCCGCACCCGCACTAATTGCTACATTATTGACGTGAGACGAGGCGACTACACCATACCTCCAGGGCTTCCCGCTTCTCTTTTAGGTAGTAATAGCGGTCATAATGCTTACCCGATACCCCTGGGCGCTTGTGGTTTTGCAGTATGTCGCGGATTTCAATATTAATACCCATCTCACCCGCCAGCGTTTTGAATGTTCGACGCAAATCCCTGGGGGTGAACGGGGCGAACTCCTCCCGCTTACAGTATTTTCTTACCTGCTTTGATAGCTCCGCAGATAACACATGACCAGCTTCGGTAGGGGCGGGGAATAACATTTCGCTATCTGGGTACAGAATTAACTGTATACGTATGATTTCCAATGCCTCTGGCATCAAAGGCACAACATGAAAATTAAGCGTCTTTGATATTTCAGGTCGAATTGTGAGTGTTTTTTCTTTCTCATTCACATCTGATTTTTTTAGCGTGATTATCTCCCACGGCCTCTGACCTCCCGTGTAAATACATAACAAGAGCGCTCTGGCATATAGCGGCGTCATCGGGCAAGCCATATCCGCGACGGTAACGGAATCAATAAACCGATACAGCTCACCCCATGACAGGTATCTATCCAGCGCCCGCCCTCCTCCGGTCTGCTTCGGAATTACCGTTACTGGATTTACCTGCATGTTGTACCGTGCCGGAAAGCCTCGCTTTGCTGGGTCGTGATCAGCAGATAAGGCGAAATTAAATAGGGCGTGAAGGTTGCCGCGCACTTTGTCAGAACCCGCCACGGCTCCGCGCTGGATAAAGTCTGCCAGTACGTCAAAAACCATTCGAGTTGTGATGTTTGCTGCGGGGGTGTCTGGGTTTATATGGGGGCTATCTAGCACCTGATTCAAACGATTCTCTGTAACCTTCCAGCTGCGTTTACCCGTCTGCTTCTGGTTATCAATGTAATCGCGTACAAGCTCTTTAAACGTCGCACCCGCCGGACTTGTTGCGCTGCTTTTGTCTGGAGCCGCAGAAAGCTCGCGCACCCGCTGCGCGGCGTCAGCCAGGGACATTTTCGGATACTCCCCTATAACAAGAATTTTGCGCCTTCCCCCCTCGGAGTGTTGGTATACAAACCTCTTTGAGCCAGAGGGATAAATCCTGATACCCAACACACCGCCGCCACGCGTTCCGGCGTTGTGCCACACGTAGTAATCCTTATCTTTCGCTTTTAGCGCTCTAATCTTCGAATCCGTTAATGCCATGATCACACCGTCTACACAGCCGTATACATAGCAAAGGAATAGCATGGAATTAAACAGGATAAAACATAATGTTTTTATCTTTAATTATCATTATCTTGGTAATAACAAAGAACCATTCGTAATGCTATGGGATATTATTTCCGTGGACTTCTAAGCCGTAGGTCACAGGTTCGAGCCCTGTAGGGCGTACCATTTAAACTCAATGAGTTACGCAGAACCCCTCACTAAAAACCACGCATCCCAAAAGTTTATGTAACGGCTGGTGTAAGTAAAATTTCTCAACGCCCATCAACATTAGCGTGGCTTAGCCAGCATTCCCGGATAGTACTTAGCGATAATGTCATTCATCCTTTCAATCAGATCCAGGCGTTTAAACGTCAAATGGGCAGTTCCCTTCTGAAAGTAGCGAATGCTGAAGAACTCATCCTCGTAAACTTCCTTAGTCGGATTATCCCGAATATGCTCCATCAATCGGGTAGAGATATCACTACGGTTGTCAGGTATCGGTTTGCCATCAAGTAAAAACAGCATCCGCTCCAAATCTGTCAA